ATTTTGCACATACGTTTTACGTCTTCAGCGGTAGCTAGGGGCGCTTCTTTTCCAACAATCCCGTCCTGCCATGCTTTAACGTCAACGGAATCATCGCATTCGTAGATCATGTCAGCATTAAGAGCTGCGGCGAATGGTTCAAATTCACGGGCGTTGGAGCATTTTCCGCAGGCAACGATGATACGGTCATGGTTTTCCTCTCCCACGGCGGCGATGTTGATTTGGCCGCGTGCCCAAGCCAACAGGGCTTTGGAGTTTCGGCCAAAGGATGAGCGATCATACCCGACAGCTTTTGCTGCCCCGGCTTTTCCGGTCAAGGCGTGATGGGCGACGATGATACCGCGTTGGGGGTTATCTTTCCTGCAAATTTTGGACAGGGTGCGCAGGGTAGCCTGCATATCGGCGTCTTTATTGATGTCCCCGATGGCGAAAGAAGCCAGCGGATCGATGACAATATTGTCCGGTTTGACCTCGGCAATGGCAGCTTCCAGCTTTCGCTGATTCTCAATGAGATCGAGTGAGACAAAGCTGTCAGAATCCTTTTCCAAGCATTGAATCGTGACCTTCTGGTTGAATATTTCCATCGCATCGGTTCCGAGCCAATACTTGATTCGGGTGAAATCATCGTGAAGGCGGCGGTTGGAGTTCTCGTTTTGCAGGATCAGCCAGGATTGCTCCGAACCCCCTGTTTTGAACTTCAAAAAGTCCCGCTTGGTGACAACGGACGCAATGGTTTGATTGATAAACCGGCTTTTGCCGATGCCGCCTTGTCCGGCTATGACCAAAGATTGGGCGCGGCAAAACAGGCGGTCCCCAAGGATGTTGTCTGAATCATCAAACACCATGGAGACCAGTTCAGCGGGCCGGCGCAGGGTTAATTTTGCGGGTTCGGCTACGACCTCGGTTTCATCAGGGAAATACTCAGCCAAGGCGGTATTGTGTCGGCGTTGGGCGGTGGCAACTTCCAGCGCGTCAGGGAAAGAGGGAACGGGTTCGGGGTCGTTCATGGTTTTAGCGGGTAAGGCAGCGTGTTGGGATTGAAATAGAGAACGGACTGGCGAACTTTGTTGTCGCGGGTGCCATCTGGCATCCGTATGAATTGGGATTTAAGCCATGTCTTAGGATCGGCTCCGAGCTTCAGGGCATGATTCCAAAATGGCTTCAGCTTGTCGTCGGAGACGCCCATGCAGTACCACCAACCATGGGTCGATTTTCCCCCGGAAGAAACGGCCAGCGTCATCGGCGTAACATCATTCAAAGCAAATAGCAGGGCCGCGCAAACATCGTGGACGGTGATGCCTTTGGCAGACAATCGGCGAAGCATGGGGGTGAATGGAGTTAAATTGCCGTGTTTGTCTTTCTCTTGGAAATCAAATTCAACCACCAGAAAACGGCGAGGTCCGGTGTTGTCTAGGCAGTGGGCTGAAATTTTCCCTTCCTGGGTTACGCCGGTCAATGACTTCATCGGCGATGGAACGATGAATGATTGTTGTTCCAGGGAGCCTCGCCATTCTTCGCGGGTCTTGGTTTCAAATTGATAGGCCGTCTTTCCGCAGCAGAGCAATGGATTGTCGGGAAAGAGTTGGTTGATAACGATTTCGCAGTTGTAGTCGTCATCGAAGGTAAATGGGGAATAATGGAACAGATCGGCTTGCCCCCTGCCTCGTAAAGCTTCAAATTCGATTTGCTTCAGGTCGGGTTCAATGGGTGCGGCAACCGTGTAACCCAGATCGGGTTTGGGTTGCCATGCAAAGTTGATGGAGTTGGCTAGTGCGGCTTTGATTTCACGGTCAGGAACCTTTCGTCCGCATTTGGCTAGCTTGGAGCGCAGCAAGGTTTCGATTTCGCCAATGGGCCAATGAGCATGGAGATTGCGGGCTACATCAAACATCCAGTCGTGGACTCCTGCACCTGCTGCCGGGGGGGAGTTTATTTTTTCCTGAAGGAATCGAGGGAGTTCTTTCATTATTTTACGAGTTGAGGGGTAACGAGTTTGTGCCAGCAGTCATGGCAGACTTTGCAGAGATAATCCTTTGGCCACTTGTCGGCTTCCTCTTTTCCAAAGATAGCTTGAGGTGCCCAATGATGCAGTTCGGCTGTTCGTTCACCGCAGCGAACACAGCGATTTGAAACATTGGGCATGATCACGGGCAGCCCCTTGATCTGTTCTTCGTTTAAAGACCCTTTGATTGTTTCTTTAGCAATGAACACGCCAGGTGCTCCGAACGGATTCAATCGGATGCACTCAGTGCATTTCCAAACGAAGCTTTCTGCGCCTGATTGATATACAAAAAGGTGAAGTTGGGCTTTGGTTCGTTTTTTACAGCCAAGGCAAAAGCCTGACTTACAAAAAGTAGTTTCCACGCCCCTCCAATCCCGAACGGACACCGCCAACCGTCACCTGGCTATCGAGCTTGCCGCGTTGCGCGACGAAGTTAACCACGGCGGCGGTGCCGGTTCGGAACTTGAGTGATAGTAACATTTAGCTCGATAATTTTCAAAGGCTGGTGAGAGCCTTATAGTGCATTGCCAGCCAGAGTTTCATTGCTCAACTCCAGGCCGACAAAAAGAAATTACCGCAGAAGAAGAAAGGATTGGAAGAAAAATCTGAAACTATTTTTGTAATCGCTCTAACACCGAGCTACTTCGTTTTCGTAGTTGCCGGAAGGGAGTTAATCGGCGCTACAGGCTGCAACTTGTTCTGAGAGTTCTTCTGCCGGTGTCTGTCCACTTTGGTAAGCATCGTGAAAATCTCTTGGATCATCGCCAATCAGCCAAAGCAGGTCGTGTTCGGCGGCTAGTTTTCTAAGTTCCAAAAACCACGCATCGAATGATGGTTTAGATTCGTTAGCCATATCGCGCTTTCTGGCTGCGTCCAGTTCCTGATGAGTCGCCGGAAGGATTGCACGCGCCCATGTCAGCGTGGACGCCCCCACAATCTGAGCAATTCCAAATCTTCCTAATTGGACACCTGGGCGCATTATCGAACATGAACTTGCGCAGCGCCTTCTCGCTCTCGAAGCTCAGCAGGTTCGCCTTCACGCATTGCGGCGGTGCGCCTCGGAAGCGGGGTGGATCGACGGCGGGAGTCATGGGCGTTTCGGATTACTTGGACATGGGCCGAACGGATCAACTGGCCCACTGGATGAACAGGAAAACATGAAGCATCCGCACGGACAACGATCCGTATTAGGATTGGTATCGTAGGCGTGCTTGCCAAATTTCTTCGTGCTTACGGTTTTAGCCGTGAACCACACGCCATTTTCAATCCACACAGAATAGCCGCGACTAGGGGCCGGCTGTGGACAATTCCTTCCAATTTCAGTTTTCATTTGAGCGTCAAAGCTTTATACGCAATGTCCTGCATCTCCAATGCCCCGCCGACAGGTTCGCTGTGAACCGGAAAGTCATGTATCCGAATCAGCGCCGACTTGAACATCGTGTTCTCGGTTTGGAGTGCGTCTCGGACACGAGCCGTATTGGACAATTCTATTTTCAGCCCTTCGATTTGTGATTGCAGGCGCAGAACAGTTTCGTTCCAGGCTTTGTTCCGCATTTCAACTTCGCGGCTTTTTCTGTCAGTAGGTGGAGCGTTCACTTCTTCGCCTTTCGAGTTTTGGGTTGGTGCGCCATAGCGAGCACAGCAGTAAAAATAAAACCTGCCTCTCGCGCTCTCATTGCGCCTTCCTTAAGTTGTTTCCGAACATCAATGGCGTGAGCGTTGCTTCCGTTCCATTCGCGGATATTATCGGTCATCGCCTCTAGTGCTAGAGCGACCCCTTCGATATTGCGGGCACAAACAGAAATATTCGCGACAAACGGTTTCAGATCGGTTCTCATCCGCTCATCGTTGGCTTTGCAAATCTGCCTGAGTCCTTCGAGTTTATTTAGCACGGTGAGCCTTTCGAGTTTTGGGTTTCTTCGCAATCGGGAGTCGTTGGCGATGCCTTGGCCTGAACGTCCGAACATCACAAACCGGATTGCTGCATGCAAAATCTCCATCCCACATGATATAGCCTTTTTCCTTGCAGCACGGGCAGAGTTGCGCGGTCATTCAGTCCTCCAAATCCGGTAGCCTTTGCCGTTCTGCTTGCGTGTGGTGACTTTGATCTTGGCGTCCTTGGCGACACGCAGCGCAGACTTCCTGGCTGAATCGTCGGCTACCTCGAAGAATTGGCCGTTGCGCATCTTTTTAAGCGTGTCGCGCATCCAGTTTTTGTAGCGCGGGGGCACTGGCCCGGATTGAATTTTTACGTTCACGAGCGAACCATAATCGAATGGGTTGGAAACATGCAAGAATAAAAAGTGAAAATAATGAAAGAAATATCTTGCAACTTTTCCAGCAATCGGCAGAATCCCTCTAGTGAGCACAAACTTAAACCTGAAACACTGAATCAATGAACAGCAAATTGCAGGCAATCGGGTCCGTGGCCGCTGAGGATTTACGGGCGTTTATCAAAGAGTCGGAAGACAAGATCATGGAGGCTTGGAACGCCTGCGTGGACGAGGCACAGACGCAAGAAACTAAACCTAAGCTGAACCTGGGGTTCTCGATCAAGCTCGATCTGGACGAGGACAAGATGGAGACAGCGTTGACGTTTGGTGTGAAATACAAAGTGTCCAAGGACGCGAACATCCCCGATCCAGACCAACTCAAGATGGAGGGAGTTTTGTCGGCGTGAAGTTTACCGAACAGGATTTGCAAGATGCCTTCGCCCGAAATCGACACTTGGCCCAACGAAACCCAGAAATCAGCGGTGCGCCTCGTCCTGAACCATTACGTGCCGTCGAGTCGGAACCAGTTAAAAGGCGCTCACTGGTCCGCCGAGTTCCACGAAAAGAAACGAGCGGCCCTCGCTTTGAAATTATGTTTACTATCTACGCAGTCAGACCTTGCGATTGGGACGGATGGCATGTTAAACCGCTCATCGACTGCCTCTGTCATGCTGGATGCTTACCTGGCGACGCATGGCATCAGCTTGAAGGACGTGTGCGTTCGAGAAAAGTTTCAACGAAAGAAGAAGAACGCACGGAAATAGAGATAACCAAATTATGACTTTCTCCCCATGCGCAGCGAATCATCTAACCGAGGCCGAAGGCTCTCCATGCCTGAATTACTTGGGAAGACTTCGCTCGCCCCTGTCGGGTAACGTGTGGGGAGGATTTTGATTTTATGAATTCATATTTTGTTTTCGACGTTGAATCGGTTGGGCTGCATGGCGAGGGGTTCGCGGTCGGCGGTGGAGTCTTTCTTGCGAACGGCGCTATCCAGTGGGGATTCTGTTTGGCGTGCCCGATTGATGAGGCCGAAGGACTCGACTATGATCGTTCGTGGGTGAAACGGAATGTTCCGGTTTTGGATGTAACTCATCACGGAACTTGGGGGCTGCGAATGGCTTTTTGGGATCACTGGATGAAGGCCAAGCGGGAAGGAAGCATTATGGCTGCTGATTGTCTCTGGCCGGTGGAAGCGAATTTTATTTCTGCCTGTATTCGAGATGACGCGCAAAGATTGGTGGATGCTCCCTATCCATTCTTGGAGATCGCTTCCTTCCTGCAAGCTGCTGGAATGGACCCAATCGCAACCTATGACCGCACGCCATCGGAACTGCCAAAGCACGATCCTTATTGCGATGCCGTTCAGTCTGCTCGAATGCTGTCAGTTGCGCTTGCGAAGATTCGACAAGGTTGCCAAACACCAGCCGCCCGCGTAGAGTGACGATCATGCGTGACGAAACGAAACCAGTGGTGGACGCAATCAAACACGGCGTCCGCACCATCGAAAACGCTTTGCGCGAACAGACTGAGAAGGTCGTAAACGCAATCACAGGTAGTAACAGTAAACCAAAAAGCTTCCACGGGATCGTAGTGATTCATCCGTTGGAGCCAATAAAGAAAGAACCAAAACAAATGGACCCGATTAACCTCGGACAAATCCCACTCGGTCAACGGCTCCCGGTGCAAATCGTGCCTGACGAGCCAGTTGATGTTAAAAGCGACGGCAACTTTGCGTCAGCAACCGTAACCAGCGGTGATTCCACCGTTGTTGTTGCTGGACAGGGCGACCCGATCCCCGAACGCCGATCCACGGCCAAGAGCAGCTTCATCTACTTCAATGGAGATGGCGCAGTTGGTGCCAAGGGCGCCGATGTTGCCGTTGACGGCCACGTTGGCCCGGACGATGTTGAGATCGTTCAGTCCTACACCTTTGAAGTCATTTCGCCCGATGCGACGGAGTTCAAATCCGTGACTGGCAAGTTGGAACCCATTCCGACGGCGTAAACAATTCCCGTAGTCCTGAAAACCATACCTCAGCATTATGTGGGCGGACATGTCCTAGCTGAAATTGGATGGATATGAAATCGTTTATTGGCACAGCGAGAGTAGTAGGTAATGCTCGGCGCGATCCGCCATCGCAGCCGTCAATTTAAGTCCGCAATGCACAACCGCCAGTCGCGCAAGTGGCTGGCGAGTTTAATTTTCAGATGAAACACCTAACCGGACTCCAAAGGCTCTGCCGCGATCACGGACGCATGAAGTGTGGTGACGTGTGGATGGTTTGGGATTATGTCAACGAATGCGCCGTGCCTGAGAAGGACATGCCGCGCAACAGTGCCCGATATAAAGCCAGCGAAGCGGCTCATTGGCGCGAGATTCAAGAGGCGATGTTAGGCGGGACTAAGGAATGCGAAAAAGAAAGCTAAAATTGTGGAGAATCGATCCGCATTGTCATTGGTGCGGAATTTTGACGGTCATTCGAGAATATGAACCGCATCAATCGCAACTGCCCAATGATGCCACAGTCGATCACCTTCGTAGTCGTTGGAGTAAGGAACGCGGAAAAGACAAAACAGAATCCACGGTACTAGCTTGTTATAAGTGCAATCAGGAACGAAACGAGAAAGAACAATCCAGCGTTCCAAAGGTCAAAGCTTGGGAGCGTTCCGGCAGGTATCCGAAAACGTTCAAAGAACTTTCACCAATTTTTGATGCGTCAGTAGCCCAATTGGCAGAGGCAGGAGGCTTAAACCCTTCTCGTGTCGGTTCAAATCCGACCTGACGCACCATCTTACTGCCGCAAAATCGTCGTCTCAGTCTTCGTGACGTTGGTAGCGCAACCGACTGGCATCTCTCGGTCAAAGGTCACAGTGCCGTAGATGCTTTTCACTTCGATGTGAATATGCGCGTTGTCCTTAGACATGGCCTGCGCCAGCTTGGTGATGTTGGTTGTTGAACAGGCGGATATCAAACACAGGGGAAGCAGAAGCAAGTATCTCATAAGCCTTTAAGATGTGCTACGCGATCCGCCGAAAGCAAGTGAATCATTTCGCTGATAGCCGCTCCTTTGGCCCACTCGCGATTGATAACCGCCTGCGGCAAAGAGTTAGTGGGACCATGTAGGTAGTTGAGCAATTCAAAATGCTCTACCTTCACCGCCGCCTCGTATCGCCCAACAGCCGCCCACGCTTCTTCGAGAGCTTTGCCGTCGATCTCGCCAGCCAAGTAAGCCTCATCAATCTGGGCCTTGGCCTTGGCAACCGTCAGGGATGGTGTGCGATGGAATCTTTGGACCGTAGAGCAGCCGCACAGGGCTAACAAACATAGCGAGATAAAGAGAAGTTTCATAATCATTGCCAAGTGACTCGGTTACCGCCTGCAAACGAACGCACTGCGTAAAAACGGTTTGTCTCGTAAATAGGTATCGAAATACCGGCCAGAAAATCCCCTCGTGCCGGATGAAGGTTTTGAGGGATCGGATACTCGACCCAATTCGATGCCCGTTCAGACAACGGCGAACATATCCAAGCCGTGTAAAAATGGTTGCTGTGGGCCTGAAATCGGAACTCAAAAGCTTTGGTCACTTGTTGTCCCGTCTGCGCGTCCAGCCAATAGAATCCCCGCGTGTCGATGCTGTAGGAAACCGGAACTTGGTTTGTGAAATCGGTAATCCGTGATTGCCCAAAGTTGGTTATGGTCACAATTGGCGCATTAGTATCAGGCAGGACTGAAGCGCCCCCAGGTCCGCCCATTGGCAACGGTTCATCTTCCGTTGCGATAGGGTTCGGTAACAGTGCAATAACCTTCTGATTTGCTGCCTTCATCACACAGGAACAGGGACCATTTGTGCATTTCAAAACCACCGTTCGATCAATAATTCGCTTATCGTCTGGTGTGTCTCGCCAGCTATTGGTGGTAATGTTCATAGCTGGTTGGCCTCGATGATATTGATGGCAGTTCGTACAGGTGAAAGAAAAAAGTGGACCAACCGGAATAGTTTTCACCATTGAAACGATGATGCTTGTATTCGTCACAATGTTTGTCTGCCAGGCATGACCAGGAAGCAACTGGTTCCGCCACGGTTCAGTTATCGGTGTCGGCACCGGCGGCATCGGCGGGGTCTGCGCATCAATCATGTCCGGGATCGTGATCGATAGCAGGAGCAGGAACAATCTTTTCATCTTTCAACTTTCTATTTCTTCTGGCATGGCGCATGGCCACTGCCGCAAATTTCCGATTCGGCCTATCTAAAGCCTTGCTCTCAGCTTTTGTCCAGAGCCTTTTCACTCATCGGCCTTGGTTTAGGGTCTTTTAGCAGCAGGTCCATCTTGGCCGTAATATCAGCCCAACGGATGGCACGGAAATAAACATTGGTCTGCTTCGATTGGGTCTGTCCCGGCAACCAGCCAACAATTTCCCACCCGCAGTGCTCGCACAACTCCCCGAACCGATCCAATCTGGGGATTGGCTTAAACCATCTACCTGAGCATCCCTGCTCTGGCCTAATCATAGATCATGGCTGTTTCAACGCTTTCGTGGCCGCATCTTTCTGTCCCGCAATAATGGCACTGGTCTTCACGCCTTCATACCAGCTTTTTCCGGCGAAAAGCACCAGGGACACCAGCACCGCTACCATAACCTTACTGATGAGCTTCGTGATTTTCCTCTGGGCTTTCATCATGTCCAGGAACGATTCTTCTTCGGCGTCTCCATTTCCGAAAATCAGTTTGTTCACTTTGGCGTGGCTCTCTGCCAGTTGGTTTTGGTTCTCAGTCATTTTGTCCATCCGATCCAGCATTCGGGCATGGGTTCCATTCTCGCTGCTCAGAATGGATAAGATTTGGTTGAAGACACGATAGACTTGACGCATCTGTTCGGTGGATTGCATTTGGTCGATTTCGGCGCGTAAGTCCCTGATGCGCTTCTGGATTTCAGAGTCCCGACTGCGTTCACGATCTTCATCCGGCATTGCATGTTTACCCTTTCGTTCCCGTCGTTTTACTTTCCAGTTGGAGTTGATTGGCTATGTGCTGGTCGTAACGCTTCGTTGCCACTTCCGCAAGAGCTTGGTGTTCCACCTTACCGGTAGTCTCAGCGAGTGTCTTTGCTGCAACCATGCCGACTTGGAGCATATCGCCGAAGTTGGAGTTGCCTTGGATGCGGACAGCTTCAACTTTCTTTTCGATGTGGGATTGCTTCCACGTATTATAAGCAACGGCCAACATGGTGATTATACCACCGATAGCTTGTCCGATTTGGACCCAATTGGTAGGTTCGGTTGTCATACGTCAGAATGGAGAGAACGTTGCACTTGGCGTTCCAACAGAGTACGTTTCACTGAAAAATTCCCCCGGCTGTAAGTGCATGGTCACATCATTGGACAAACCTCCAAAGATTTGCGTGCCGTTCTTTTTGATCGCTGTGCCTGTGACCGCCGTGTTGTCGATGTAAAGCTCGATGTTACAATTCAGCGGGTTGGTCCAGTTGACGGTGGAGTTAGGGAAAGTGATTGCGGTTGGAGCTACTAAGTTTGAAACGAGTGAATAAATTCCGTTTGAAGAAACTCCACCAACCAGAGTTGTTCCTCGGTAAAAAACCGCAATATCATTCGACGCAATCGTGTCCACACGTAATCCGACTTGGACATTGCTATTTGTAATATGCAGTTTTGCCAAACCAGCGGTCGTGCCGATCAGAACATTCGTTGAAGTTATGCGGGCCGTCTCGCTTCCTACTGCCATTGCAATCGGTTTGGAGTTGGAAGTAAGCGAGTTTAGTGATGAGGATGCAGATATACCAAAAGTGAATCCGTTGTTGTTTATCGTGAATCCGTTGTTGGCGTTTAGATCAAACTGGTAGGACGTAGTTCCGTTCAAGATTTCAAAAACGTCACTCACGGAACTAGCGGCGGAACTGCCAATTAGTACGGCAGTTCCGCTCTGGAAGATTTTAGATCGCAAGCTGTTTGATGTTTGGATAGAGAATGTTGCTGCGGAAGAACTGTTGCTCAGAATTGTGGAGGTGGCTGCTCCCAAGCTGCCAATCTCAACGTTCCCGTAAGTTCCTTGGTTACTGTAATTGGTGACACCGCCAGCGGTATTCATGGCGGCGGCATTGGTGTGCAATCCGTCCACCTCAAGTGGTCCAAGATTTGAGAACCGAAATCGGGTGACACCGGAAGTTTGATCAAACAGCATTGTCGTTCCGCTCATCGTTATTTCCCCGCCTGCGCCCGATGAATTTTTAACGATCAAAAAACCGTTTGCTGAACCATCTGTCCCTCCAATCGTAAGAATGGCCTGATTGAGATAATTGCCTGAAATAAAGTGCTGCCCATACTCGGTGACAGTTGCGTTTTTTCCTGCCGTGTCCATAGTAATGTTCCATGGAGCCGTTGCTTGGAATCGATCCTGAAAACTGAATGAGTCTGCTGTGATGTTTCCGTTTATACTAGAACCAGTCAACACTGAACCGGGAGCAGTGTTCGTGCTGCGCTGGAAGTTGAATCCGAGTGGGCGAATCGAAAAGTTGGTGTATGGAAACTGATAGCTCAGATACCATTCAGATTGAATAAGGTTGTTGAAGTTCTGCCAGTCACTTTCAAATACATATCCAAAAGAGCCTTCGTTGGTATTCGCTTGCCCTCCAGAGCCAGTGAAGTTGTAGCCGAAAACCGTTTGCACGTCTTGATGGGGGTCGGTGCCGTTGACTTGGTTATTAGCGAATTGAAACCAGCCGATAGGCACACGTTGGTCCAATATCCCGCCTGTATTTGTTGTTGTCGTCTTGAACTGCTGATAAAAATTGGACGAACCCACCACGAAAAACGAATTCGTTAATGTCGTGGCGTTTCCGGTTCCGGTTTGCGTGCGAATAAACGCCCCATTCGTCGCCGCCTGCAACGCCGCAATGTCGGCGTCGGAATAGGCGCTGCTAGCAATAGTTTTTGAGCCATCCAAAGTCAGCAAACGATTTGCAGTTAAATCAGTGATCTTGAATCCGCCCGCCAATGTCCCGCCGCCTGTCGCGCCTAACCCACCTTTAATGAAAAGGTCAGAATAAAAGGTAGCATCTCCCGTAACGTCCAGCGTGCCGGAGTTGGTTTGGTTAACGGCAGACAAAATGCCATTCAAGGTCAGTGATCCATCCCCACCAAACCAGAACAAATCTGAACTTCCAATGCGCCACCGAATGGGCCGACTATTTGTGTTTGGTTGAGATGTGAACCTTAGGCTATATGCCGAAGGGGAATTGGTATCCTTGGTGGATAAGGCAATACTGGCTGAAGCTCTTGGAATTCCATTGAAATCAGCATTAACAGTAGCATTGAATACAGAATATAGATTGTAGTCATCTGGATCGTCGAAAACAGCAAAGTCAAACTGGAACTGGTTAACGTCATTGCTGGCTAATATTCCTTGATAGGAAATGAGCGGATATGGAACATTGATCGGAGTATCCAAATATTCGTTTTTGCCCAAGAATAGGCTTCCATCATTGGTGCGGATCACGATCCCGGCAGTGGAATCATTCAGTGAAGTTCCGTTCGGAAAGATAAATCCCGAATCTTGAGTCCATACTTGTGACGAGGAAACGATGGCATTGGCGATGTTCGTCGCGTCTTTTAGCCGAGCCACAGTATTCGGTCCGATTCCAAAGAAATTCCAATTCGTGAATCCCCCCGGTCCTGAGATGCGATTTTGTATAGCCAGATTGTTGTCCCCAAACACCGGCAGCACGCTTTTGTTGGTTGTCCAAGCGTTCAGGTAAGTCGTTGGTTGCGGTGCGGCAAAGGAAGTTACCGCGATCAGCAGAAAAGTAAAAATCAGTGTTCTCATTTCTTTGTAATAGTCGGTCCAACCACACGCCCAAGAGCTTCAGTCACTTTCGACGCGCATCGTTGCTGCATCTCGTGTTCATTTTTCAATGCGTCGTGCGCACATCTTAACCGTTCGTTTTCAACCATCAGTTGGCGCACTTGGTTTTCATTTGTTTCAGACATAAGTTTCCAGTTGTCCGCGATCTCTCGCGCCACACCTAGAGCGATTCTTGCTTTCTCAAGTTCACCGCCGATACCAAGCCAGTTACGGATCAGATTCTTCATGGTCCTCCTGGAACTTGAACCCAAGCGTTGGTAAATCCCTGATCCCAGACCCAAAAAAATCCTACCCAATCACCGATACCTATGCGCACGGAGCAATCGCATTGCGCCACATCAGGGGGCGCAACTGGGGGAGTCGAAACGCACGAAACACAACCCGAACCGCCGCCCCCGCCGCCGTTCTGTTGGATCAACTGCAACAAAGCCAGTTCCAACAACTGCTGTTGCCCTGGTGCCTGACAGGCCATGCAGGAACCTTCCGCCAGCAATGTAGCCACATCAGCCACGGAAGTATCTCCTTCGGCCATTCGGGCCAGTAATGCCAACCGAATGATGCTCCACATTCCCGGTGTCACGCAGTTGAAACAACTGGCTTCCACCATCAAAGTGTTGACGTTGACTGCCATTGCTCACGTTAGTTCGGAAAGATAGCCTAACTCCAACACTTCCTGTTCACCGGCAGGCAGGCACGCGAAGCACGATCCTTCAGCAAGCAGGGTAGCAACCGATACATTCGGAGATTGGCCTGCTGCCAGCCTCGCCAGCATGGATAATCGGGCTATGTTCTGTTCTCCAACCGGCAGGCAGGCGAAACACCCGCCGTTGTTCAAAAGTGTGGCAATGTCAGCGGGCATAGTTCCAGATTTGGTTAGTTGCTCAAGCAGTCCCAGGCGCAGGATGTTGCGCATTCCAGCCGTCAAACAGGCGAAACACCCGCCTTGGGCCAGCAGGGTAGCCACATCGGCCATTACGCCGCCTCCGGCGCAACCGCCATTTTGTCCAGAGCACTTTCACTTTTGGACATGGTTGACTCAGACTTGGCGCTATCGTCTTCTTCAGGCGAAAGGTACTTGATCTCGTATTCGTCCTCGTGGACTCCCACCACTTCCCCGGTGAACTTCTGACCAACCTTCATGTCCGGGCAAAACGCCTTGTCCACGAGCGCGGTAGGCTCATCGCCTTCCGTTTGGTCGGTGTTATCAGGCTGATCGTTTTGATCTTCTTCCTGCTGCGCTTGTGCGGTAGCAGCATCGGGACTGTTTGGTTCGTAATAATCGTCGGCCATATATTTTCGGCTTCCAACCAACTGACAGGAAGCGGTTTCATGGATTAAAGGGGTCAACGGTGTTACCCGTCAACCCCTCAAGTTAACCGACAGTTACGGAACGTTTTCTTCAAAAGGCATATCAAGGTTCTGGCAGGTCGTGCCAGTGACCACGATATTCTCGCCAGAAACCGTCCATGTTCCCAGGAACGCCGCCACGATGTTCAGTTGCGCCACAAGTGCCGCCACGGTGGTTGTCCCAGTGACAGCCGCATGGCTGACGGGCGAACCGTCGCACACGATGGTATCCGCCAGAATCTCGTAGCTGCTGGTGCTGCCATCGGCGTGCGTGGCCTTTACCGGCGTGAACGTGAGCGTGTAGGTCGTGGCACAGGTGCCGTTGGCACTGTTGTAGGTCTGCGCCGGATAGCCAGGGTCCGTATTGCACGGCTGGATGACGTAAACGCATTGCGGTTCGCGTTTGTGGAAAATGCCTTCCACGAATTCAGTCATCAGCGGGCGAATAGCCAGCTTGAAGTCAGCCACGAACATTCCTTTGTTGCGCAGGAAGTTTTCGATCACCTTTCCGTCCTGATCCGCGCCCAGGTTGTCCATCACGAACTGCCATTTGCCGCCGAAATTGCGCGAGCTAAACGGCATCTCCGGGTTAACCGGCGTGGCATCGGCAACCAACGCTTCCATACCTCGTTTGTGCCAGATATAGCTGATCGCGAACTGCGCGGCGTCGAAATCGGTGTTGGCGATACGCTTGATTCCCTGTGCGCCGCCAGCCCCGCTGGACACGACGTTCTTGTAGGGCAACACAACCTGATAACGGTATCGGTTGGCACCCACGCCCGCGCCCAAGTCCTGCTTGAAGTTGAACCGGAGTCCAGCCCAATCGGTGCGCACCATGAAGTTGCCAAGCTGCCCGCTGAAACCGTAGCGCCAATACTTGTTGGTCGCGCCCCATTCCTCGAAGCGCCAGTTGCCGATCACAGTCGGGTTATTGCCGCCACCGACGCCCACGGAACCGCCAAGGCGATCCAAGCTCCAACAAGTGGAAATGTCCGTCACTAACTCGATGAACGGGGCCGTCTCCTTGAACGGGTTCTTGCCGCCGTAACCAATGCGCATTAACGGTTCAAAGCGCCGTTGCAACATCTGCGGGGTGAGCAAACCAAGGCCAGTGCTCGTGCCGGTCAGATTCGGGTTGACCGAACAATCGAAGTAGATTTCCTCGTTACCCAGCGGGCCGGTCGAGAAAACGAACGTGAAATCACTCTGGGTCTTGTCCGCCGCCCAGGTCTTGCCCGCGTTAATCAAAGCGCGTTTGCGCATGAACATGGACATAATCGCCGACGTGGCCGGTTTCAAAATATCCGAGATGATCTGCCGGAAATGCTCCTTCGCGTGCGTCACGTGCATGTCCTGGTCGTAGCAGAGCAACGGCGTCTTCCAGTTCTGTTCCTCAAGGAAGTAGGTCAACCGCGTAGCGCCCCAGCCAATTGAATGGCGGGTCTTGTCGCACGGTGTTCCCAAGCAGTTCCCCGATTGCGTTCGGGTCCATTGCTTGGTCGTGTCGGGCCACACGTCGTTGAAACGGTCTAACGTGTGCTCTACGCCTGAATAACTTTCAAAAGTTCCCATACTCATATTCCCGATCCATCCGTCCACTGGCGTAATATCCTCTAAAATTAGACGGTCATACACCGGCTGTTGGTCAACCAAATTTTGCACGAAGTCGCAAGCTTTGACAATCGTGGCCGGGGGGCAAGCTCCCATCCTGAAATCGAAACCGTTTTTGTAGAGACGGAAAACGGATTTGAGCCAAGCTGCTCCGAGCAGTACTCCGAACACTGAAAGTAACGTAACCATAAATTCTTCAATCTTTCTCTGATGTTGTCCGCGACAAAGCGCAGACGTGGTTTTTGCGCTAACGGTTTGGGAAACAAACATCAGGAATTGACCCGAAGAACTTACGAAGTAAGTCTAATCAGAACGTTTTAACGATTCGTTCAGATCGTTGGACATTGCAGGAAGGCTGGCCTACTTTCGGTCTAAGCCCCGTCCGACTAATCAAGCAACTGTTGGACTTGTAAGTGAGAATTGCGGAAGTGTCAACTGGTAAATTAAACCGACCAATTAGACCAAGTGTGGGCTAGGTGAATTTTAAGAGAATCCAATTCAGAGCGCAATGCCTCGCACTCCTGTTTGGCCACCTTGAGTTCGTCTTGAGTTTTGTAAAGTTTTTCCCTTAAAAAGTCGGATGGTCTTTTCCTTTTGATTGGACCGATGAAATCAGGGTCCGATGGTTTAGAATTCGCATCCTTCATATCAACTCCAAGCGGAGCGGATTTTAGGGATTCAATTTCAGCGCGAGCTTGAGCGAGGGCCTCCCTCAAATAGTCGGCTGGTTTTCGGATTTTTATATGAGGTAAATTTGACGATGGAGTAAATTTTCCATCGGTCAGCTTCTTCCTTATCCCGTCTGCGAGATATGCGAATACCCGCTTAAGCTCCATTGCTGTCATCCCTTTTAATTCATCGCTCACCATGGAGTCGTGAATCAATTTATGGCATCGTCGGCATAATACGTGGCAGTCTTCAACTTTGGTGTCTATCCATGACTTGCGGTAAAACATGTGATGTACGTCATTGGATGAATCCTCCACTCCGCAAATGAAACACAATCCTTTTTCGGAAGCTAAAACCGCAGACCTTATCGTGCTCCATTCTTCCGATTTCAAAAATCGAAAACGGTAAGCAGCTTTCTTTTCTAGGCTCATAATTAAAAAAATGCCCCGCCCAAAAGTAGAGCCGCAAGTCGGGAGACCTGCGCAGTTGAGCGGAGCAAAATTAAGGATTAGTCACATGCGCTCTAAGCATGGCTTGATTTCAGCAAATTAACTGCTGGCTGTCAACTTATTTTGTCGAACGGAATGTTGGGAATTGTGGTGAAGTGGCATTCAACAAATCGAATCAGGGATGTAATATCAGCGAAGACAAGAGTTTCTTTATCTGATACACTAACCACCCCGCAATCAGGATACCTGTTGTTTGGAACTACAATGAATCCGTTTCCTACTTCCTGAATGATGATAGGTATGTGCGCGTTCATCATATCCCCGCCGCCGCCTTCAGTTCCTCAATCACCAACGCCAGCCCTTTGGCGGTCAAACTGGACGAGATGGAGCGCCCGATGTAGCGTTTCATTTCGCCCTCCTTTTCCGGTTGCCAGGAGCAGGTCAAGCGAAACTTGCCGTTCTCGAATTTGAGAGATTGGACGGAGAAGATTTTCCGTTTCTTGAAGACCTCGCCGATGATTTCCAGTTCCAGCATGAGATCGGCCATCGTGACGGGTGGAACGACGTCGGGCATGTCCTTTGGACGAGGATCGGCGGCGACAGATTCTTGAACCGGAGCAGTCAATGCAGCAGACAGTTTGTTTTCGATCATGGCCTTAACTACTGGCGGGGTTGCAACGAATTCAGGCGGCAACGGCGTTTCAACGAGAGTAGGTTTCTTATACATAAATTTCAGCCGCAGCAGACGCAGGCAATCCACCTGCCAGTTTCGACGTTTCGACCAATGGTTCCACGTCCTTTGCATTTTCGACAGCCAGGGTCTGGTTTGCATCGCAGTTTCAGAGTATTCGGGTCGGTTTCTTCCATCGCTGCGTTAAACCCGTGGCGTCGTTCTTCCATCTGTTCCAAGCGGTGGATTCGTGCCGCTGTGTTGTGGATGCGGACGAAGATCACCCGGAACATGATCCAGAAAAACAGCACCGTCAGGACCAGTCCTGCGATTTGGAGTGAGAGAACAATCCACGCGATCATGGCTCAGTAAAACTTTGGCGTAGCCTTGCGGTCCAGAGCGCCCAAAGCGCCTTCCATCGTGTCGGCGGCTGGTCCCTGACCTTTCTTCTCGCCGCCTTTGCCTTCGCCAGCGCCAGGTTCGGACTTCTGGAAGGATTCAAGCGACTTCTTCAATTCAGCAATCTCTGCCTCGCGTGCTTTCAAGTCCCGAATCAGCCTTGGGAATGCCGCTGCTTTGTTCCGAATCGCCGCTGCCCGTCCCATTGCCGCTTTGCGCTGTTCGCTGGTCATGCGCGGGTCGTTGACGTTCTCCTGTGCCGCCTTGTCGAAGGTAGCCAATCCTTTGGCCAGCAAATCATCCCCTTCCTTGTCGATAGGGTTGCCGTCTTTGTCGGTTCCCTTGGGCAGCACGTAAGGTTTCCACTGATCCGGCACAGCTTCGGGCTTGATCGATTCCTGCCAGTGTTGGGCGACTTCCTTTTGCACCTTGGCCGATGATTCCTGCCATTGCTTTTCCCGTTCCGCCCCGGACTTTCGGTATTCAGCGACGGCATTGGTCCCGGCGATAGCGGCTTTCTCCACTTCCAGCATGTGCGGGGTGATAAGCGCAGCACGAGGGCCAAACATCTGTTCAAGCTGGGTCGCAGCCGATTCCGGGTCTTGCAAGTAAACTTCCATCAGCCGGTCAAACTGTTCGGCAGTGGCGGCAACGCTGTTACCTTCAGCATCGGTGGTCTTGAGGCGGGCAATCATCTGCCGCCCGCGATTCCAAGCCTCGTTGTAGGGCTTGACGAACTTCTCGGCGTATTCCGGGGACTTCTCGTATTTGACGTAGCGAAATTCTTCTTCGAGATGGGTCTTTTCCTTGCGCAAAGCTTCCAACTGTTCGTTGAGCGTTTTTATCTCCGGGTGTTCGGTCGGTTGCGCCGTCTTCAGCTTTTCCAGTTCGGCTTTGAAAGTGTCCCGTTCCGTCTCTGTCTTTTGTAGCTTCTCCCGTAGGAAGTCGGCGGGTTTTTTGGGCTTGGTCGGATCGACAGCGGGTTTGGCCGGATCAAGCGTTTCATCTTTGGGTTCTTTGGCAGGTTCAGTTTTGGACTCTGGTTGCTTGGGCGGTTCCTCGGTCTTGGCGGCAGGTTGTTCGGCCTTGTTCTTCTGGGACGGATGGGGCGGGATGGTGTTTGGTTCTGGTGTGGGGGCTTTGCCAAACTTTTCCAAGTTGGCGAACGCCGAATCCATGTTGGAGCCGGTCTTGCCGGAGGATGTTCCCCCGCCGCCGCCCATGGCGGCAGCTTCGGAGGCGGCTTGAGAGATGGAAGGGGCGGCTAAACTAGGTGCTTCCGGCATAGAATTTTTCTTTCACTTCTGTCAGGATCAGGGGAATACCCCGCATCATCTGTTCGTAGGTATCGAACTTGAAATTCTGTTCCATCGAACCTTTTTCTAAGGCTACGATGACTTGTGCGATCCAGACCGAATTGATTTGCTGGCAGGCAATCTTCAGCCGGGGCGAGAACGGTTGCTTTTCCAGTTTTGGTTCGGCTTGTGTGGTGTGTCCGTTGTTCATTCTGGAATTTGCGGCATTGGTTTGGAGCGCAACACCTTTTCGTAGCATCCAGCGTAACCCGCCTTGTCGATAATACTGTCTCGGTGTTCGGGCTGATGGAGCAACCGAACCGTTTTTAACGCATCCATGCAAAGGCATACTTTCTCCGGTGTTACTGGCGTATCCAGAATGATTGACCACATGGCGGCGATTTTGCTGAACGATTTGTAAGCGTCCCCATAATCGGTTTGACGGTCGCCATATATTAGCGATTGCGCCTGTTGAAGAATGGTAATCGGTTCGCTCACGTTGGTTCCAATGTCCCTGGTAGTTTGCGTTGTGGCACCGTAGGCGTATCCGCCAGCGTCAGCAGTGTCTTACGATACTGGATGGCCCCGGCGATCTTATGGAAATTGGCAGCGGCAGTCTGAATGTCCACGGCTGCGCCTTCGGCCAGTTCGTGGGCCATTTGCAAAAGGGCGCTATCGGTGGAGTCGAGGAAGGGCGGCGATGAGCAAAGCGATTTGTGAATACCTGCCCGATCCGGGCTGGTAAGAAATCTGGCTTTCGGCGTCATCATTTGCTCAGGACGAAAGGTGTGGAGTAATCTCGCAATACTGTCCAGCACAATCTTTTGCCATCGAATCTAAAACATCTTTCAAATCGTCCGAACGGTAGGCGGCGATTCGCTGGATCAAGTCAACTATCAGTGGGGCGAACTCTCTTGGAGAATCTTTGAATCGGCCCTCCCAAACGCACGTAAAAACCTTGCTCACATTCCACTTATTGGATTTCAAAAATAGGAAAATTTCCTCCACGTCTTCCTTTTCGTATTTGACGCACGTTTCGCCCCATCCATGAATATCTGTGATTCGCATAAATGAGTTCATTCCGCTCGTCGCCTTTTTTGTTTATTGAATTTCTCTCTCCATCGACACATGGAACATTTTCTAAAAGGACCATCGTTAAGTTTCCTGCATCCAGTGCATCTTCCAACCGAAATCAAATAAGCCGCAATCTTTTGATGCCGCACATTAGCCAATATCCGGCACGGTTCGCAAACAGACTTGGTTACAAGCGGTCGTTTTCCGCACTGACCGCATAATCCGATTTCAATAGATTTGCGATATTTTTCCTTGGCCTGAGTGCAGCGTTTTTGGTTGCACTTGAGACACATCCATTGTTTTTCGCCTAAATTTAGCTGAAATCTGGATTCCGATGCTGGGACGTTTTTTCCGCACTCTATACAGCACCCTGATTTTCGTAATTTAGCTGTATGTCTTCGGCTTATCCCTAAGGTATCACGTGGCATCTTTAGACGTTGGTTTTGGTGTTGCATCTTGTCGGGCAATATCCGCCTGCGTCTGCGCAGCCTTGGAAGCTACATCGGCGCGAATCTGTGCCGCCTGCTTGGCCATGTCCAATCGGTGCTGTTCGGACTGTTTGACCATTTCCAGCCGATGTTCTTCAGCCAGCTTGGCCATTTCAGCGGCGTGCTTCTGCGCGTCCTGCTGCTGCTTCTGGTCAAACTGAACCTGTTTTTGCGCGGTCCTCATCCCGTGGCTTTCGCGCATGTTTTTCGCCTTGGTTTCGGCGATAAGCTGATCGGACTGAATCTTGGCCTGCGTCTCGGCGTCGATGCCGCCTGCACCTTGGCCCTGCTGCGATTGCATCTGCTCCATGAGCCTTTGCTGATAGCCTTTGACCTCGTTGAGCAGCTTTCCAAGGTAATCGCCCATCTGTTTGACCTTCTGTGCTTCCTGCGGGTCTTCAGCCAGCTTGTCCAAGTGCTGCCGGATACCGTTTTGCACATTGGGGATAGGATTCCCATTGGTATCTTCGCCAGCCAAGGACTGAAGCCCACTAATTTGATCGGCAGTGGCCATCGAACCTTGCATCTGCTGAATCTTCTGAATCTCAACCTGCATCGCCTGAAGCAACGCCCCTGCGTATTCGTCATGGGCCACACCTGATTTGAACACCATCGGCAAGCTGGCCAGGAGCACGGCGGCACTGCGTTGCGCGTCTTCGGTGGCATGGCTCGGAATCGGGGCTTCAGGGACCAAATCGTTAGCCCGCGCCGGATCATCTGTAATCGCAAGGGTTACATCTCTCAGAATCTTCCGTTGGGGTTCCGGGTCGTAAAGATTGCGCATCTGAAGCAACTGCGTGGCGATGGACATTTCCAAAGTCTTGTTGCCCGCGCCCAGCACTTGTTCGGACTGGATTTCCCACGATTCGGGGTTAAGGATTTTCTCTGGCACCTTCGCTTTGAGGCAGTTATTGCGGAATTCGCGCACATCTGGGTCACGACTGTTCGGCTTGCAGAAGCGCCGGAAAATTTCCATGTACTCGAAGGTCTGATATTTGTAAGATTGAAGCAAGCCAGCGGAGATTAAAGCGGTTGTCGTGTTCAGTTCCGCCCCAACTTGAAACGCGGTTTTTCTGACGTTGCCAGGATCGGAGTAATCCTGAGACTGTCGGAAGGATGAAGCGTTTTCCTGAATGATGTTGGAGTTTTGGAGTAATCCTTGCAGGGCCAAATCCTTGTCCACTTGCCAGCGTTCGGACGGCGGCAGGAACTGCACTGTTTCGTCAATGATGCCGCGTGAAATCAACTCGATCTTCAGAGCGCGTTCAGCATCGTCCAGTGACTTGACGCGCATATACATCAAAAGCCCCTCAAACACGGCTTCGTTGAACTTGCAGCGGAGTCGGTTCTGTAGATGGCAGACAGAGTAAAGCAGATAGCCCAGCGAGCGCACGGAATGGTATCGGAACGGAGCCACGGCAGAGAGATCGGCGAACTGGAACGAGATCATCTCCGAAAGCTTCTCGCCGTATTTTCGGCCTTCCGGGTTGTAAAGGAAGTCACCTTTTCCGGGCATCGCTTCACCTTTGCTGTTGGTGCGCGGCATCATTCGCACAGCCCCGCCAACTCCCGGTGTGCCGTTGGCGTCGATAACCATACGCCGGTTCCAGCCCGCGTCATTCTCGTCATCGTTCCAGAAGTAAAAGTCGTAGCAATCAATCGTTGGTACGGCGTCCGAGGCATAAAGCCCGCCGTCGCTCTTGATTCGTTCGGCCATCTTCTCCGGGGACCATACTTCCGGCCACGTCGTTCCCATCAGGGTTTGAGCCTCTTGGTCAACCCACTTGATCGCGTCTTCGGCCAACGGAACGTTCCAGCCCGGATCAACCTTGGGGCCATGAATCAGTTTGCTTAACTGGTGCGCGGTGTAGCTCCGGTAGATGGCGAAGAACGGAAGGTTCTTCATCGTCAGGCGCGTATTCGATGGAATAAACACGTCTTCAACGCCAAGGGCATCGGGACACCAGCAATCCCGGTCATCCCAGGCGGCGGGGGCAATACCGTGGAGGACAGCCAAGGCGAACTTGCTTCGGAACGTCTCGAAGTAGTTCGGGGACCGTTTCATAATCTTGTTGATCTCCCGGCTGACGATAGCGGAGTAGTCCTGCCGTTTGTGCTTGGGACCGTAATCGGTAGTAGCGGAGAAGAAACGTCCGGGCTTCAGGAAAGCGGAATAGTATTGGCGTCGGGCATCGTGGGCCAACTTGGTTCCTTCAAGGAAATTGACGTTGATCGCGATGCCGTTGCTAGTGACTTCATCAGGGGTGTAAGGGGCCACCCCGTTGAACAAATCGTTAATTCTGGTACGGTTGACGGCTCGCGGGTAGTCAGAAAGCCTCATCTGCCAACAAACTTGCTCCACCGATTCGGATGTTTCAAACTTCATAGAGAGTAACGGCCAACAGCCAACCCTTACGCTTGCGCAGCCCTGCCGTCAATCATAACTCGATAATCTTAGGATCGTTCTCATGCGCCCTGCACTCCGCTAAAATCTGCTCTTTGGTCCTCAGTGTGTGGGTTCCGAATCCCCGTTCCTTGTTGCGCTGCGTTAACCTTGGCCCTCGATCCCGCGTCTCGCGTTCGATCCAGAAGCACGGATCGGCGTTTGCCCAATGAGCACCTGACCATTCCCGGCCAACCCAGAGTGGCGTATCGGAATGTATGTCGTGGTTTCCAGTGCCCATCTGGATCGTTGGATTTGGCCGGAACACACACGGCTTAATATGTCCGCCATCGTCTCGTAAATCTGCTATCCCGTGCAGTCGTTGCGGAACAGGATGGCGAGTTCGGTCAATGTCCCGGTCGGTCTTATGCCGCCAGACGCGCACCATGCGGGAGTAGATGAGATCGCCTTGTTCCTGTTCCAAGGCCACGCGGGGATTTAGACCGTAAGGCATTGGCCATAGAAATTCGTCCATATCAACCAACACAACCCAATCTGCCGTGGACTCACGGATCGTTTCGTTGATCCAATTTTGCTTGTCATCGTCATCGAACAGGTGATCGTCTCGCTTCTGGGTAATAAGCGTAATCCGGTCTGCCCAATCATAGTGATTTGTGAAAAGAGGCAGAAGAAATTCCTCTTTGTAAAAACATGCTATAACCTGAACGATCATGCGCGTTTCCTGATAATGGCAAGCTCTCGGTAGAAATGAAGTGTCTCCATGTCCCCACGACTCATGTTGATTCGGTCGCAAAGCAACTTGATAAATTCAATCGTGCTGCCAAACCCAGGTCGGTTGCAGTCCGGGTTGTAAGCCGCGCCCAGGTCTTCGATGCAATACAGCCCTCCCGGTTTCAAGTGCTGCCAGAGACACCAATAGGTGGTTTCAATCTGGTCGTTGCGATGACCGCCATCATCGATCAGAATATCGAGCTTGGGCTGGTTCTCGATGAACACTCGCCAAAAGTCCTTGTCCATCTGATCGCCCTGGATGAACTGGTAACGGTCGTGGACAGGTCGCTCCTTCTTTTCAATGTCCACGCCGATAATCTTAGCGTTGGGAAAATATTCTAGCCAAAGCAACACGGATGCGCCCATATTGACCCCGATTTCCAGCAAAGTAATCGGCAGGTTTCGCCACGGGGCAAAGTAGCGTTCGTATATTGGCAAGTAGGACATACCATCCCCCGAACGTTTGTCCGTCCATAATTTAAAGTCTTTCTCGCGATGGGCAATTTCGTCCAGTGTGGGTGGATTGATAGACTCTTTTTCTAACCGTTCAGCGGTGTCTTTGTAGTTCATAATTTAATCATATGGTGTTGGCCAACCGGGGCTGAAGTCCATTACTTTTGGACGCCTTGGCCCGCGTCCAATCCATGATTCTGCTTCATAGCGGAATTGCCATTTGGCTTCGGGAAGCGGCGGCAACGTGGCGAGGTATTCGGTTTTCCCCCACCAAAACGTGCCGCCAAACATCGGAGTCTTGATGGATTCGGGATTCTGTTCAGGGGTTAGCCAGTGGCAACCACAGGCGTCCGATCCATTATCCAAAGCAGAGATGCAATCTCGCCAGCGCCAGACGTTGTAAAGCTCCATGCGCCTGCGCCATCCGTCCGCTTGGTTGGGAGTCGATATGCCTTTGGAGTGGTGGTAAAGTACGTAAAAACCGGGATGATCAATAGCCCATTGGCGCAGGACAACCATAGTTGGTATTTCGGTAGTGGCACCTTGACCGTGGCAGACAATCGTTGCTTTTGGTGGACAGAGGCAGGCAACAGCCAGTGCGTCGGATTCGTTGCCGTTGACGCCAACCGTGATGGACGAAGCGGCGTCGGACAGCCCGCTTTTGTTAAGTGCGGTCATCTGCGATTCGATTAGGCTCAGAGCGTAATCAGGATCAATCTCGCGTTCCTTACTGGAAAGCAGGCAATGGTACCAAATGGCAATCGGTTTCATTGGCAGTGTTGATCTATAAATAATCCCTCGTCTCGCGAGATATTCTGCCATGCTTCCATCCGGTAAACGCCTGACCATGTGACCATAAGTGGGTCAAAGCCAACCGACTTTGACCAGAGCGCAATCGAGTTTGCCCCGTGTTCAAAGGAGTATCGATCATTGTCGCCGACACGTTTGGGATAGGAGTTTAGCAGTTCAGGCGGGAGCCAAAACGCTGTGGTGCGTATGTGCGGACGCGGGACCGGAAAAGCCCAAGCTCCATAGACCGTTGGTCCATATTCTTCGTATGCGCGCACGATCTGATCCAGCCATCCGGCCTTGTGGAAATGAAGCGGCGAACCCATGCAAAGCATCAAATCGCAGTCGATTAAATCGGCGGCAGCTTGGTAAGCCCCAATATCTTTGCCTGCGTTGTTGTGCTGAAAGAACTGGCACGGCAACGGGTCAAACAACTGCCTGCACCATTTCCCGATCTCGATGGTTCCGTTAATCGCGACGTGGATCGTGTGATCGGATTCACCGGGAGGATGCTCAAGGTAGGTTCGGACGAATCGGCGAGCCATCGGTGCGTAGGTTTTAGCTAGAACAGTCGGGTGAACATAAATCACAGCAATACGCATCCAACAAACTCATTTGGAATTGCGTTCTTGTTCCTCGCTCAGAATCCAGCACCCAGGGTGCAATGCCTTACGTGTTTCCGGTCCCATGTGAGCCAGCTTGAACTCCAAAGGAACGTGCGTTAGGAGTCGCAAGGGACAAAGGCAGCTTTGGCAGACTCCAAGCTTATCGTCCACGGTGGTTTTCAAGTTACGTTCCGAAAGCTTCTCGAACTGGCGCTTGATGATTTCGGAAGCCGGTTTGGTGAACCATTCTTCCAATCCGCCTTTGCCGTTGACTGGACAGTTCACACAGACCTCAGCGCGTTTCTGAGCTAACGCTTTGTCTACGGCGGGTTCTTTTGATTCCAGCCAATCATTCAAACTGCGCATGCCCTGCCAAACTTTTTTTACTTTATCTGCCGCAACACTTAGTTGCTTTGTATTGAAGTTGGACAGGGCCTTGAATTTTGGGGGCGGGGCCTCCGATGCTGGTTGGACGATGAATTCCGTCCAGCCGTTGGACTCGCAGATTTTGGCGTTGAAAGCATCCATCTCAGAAGCGACGGACTGGTAATCCGTGGCCAAGTTGTGCTTGCGCGTGATGTAGGGATTGCCCTGACGATGCGCGATGATCTCTTTCACCCCGGAGTCAAAAGACCGCCAAGCGGTGATCGTGAAATTGCTCTGGGGCTGGCGGAATTGGAATCCGCCAGGTATGTCCTTATTTCGGTTTTTCAGTTGGGCCATGTTTCGTCCTTTATTTGTTGGCTGCGATGGATGCGCAGGGTAATGTGCTCGTAGAAAGCGTGTTCATCTTGAGTAAGGAGCTTTATTTTGCAATGCGGACAGCGAACCATTTTAATCGGAATTGCACGATGGCACTTTCGGCACCAACCGAAATAGGGTGGATATTTTACGGCAGCCACGTTCGTTTGCTCCGATTCAGCCACGTTGAGGTTTCAGAAATGAAACGCACGCAGCGTTCGGTGTGTTCGGGTGAGATGAGATTTTCTAGCCGGTGATAGCGCACGTCTCGCAGGATGCTGCCGTAAGTGCGCCATCGTGACCATTTGAAAATCATGCCTAACAAATCCACTTTTACGTGGTTTCCGTCAACTCATATCGTTCGCGTATGGCGTAGAGTCGTTTTCTGAAATCTTTCTTCCAAGTATGGTTGACTCTTAATCCAGAGATGCCGCCGCGAGTAATCACAAACCCCTTTCGGCGTGCTCCTTCGATTCCGGCAACTAAGCCGTCGAACAAGTCAGGCGATCTGCCGCTTTTCAACTTCATCTCATCTTTGGTTTCTACCTCAATCCGGTTGCCTGCGACAAAGCCCCATTCCCGCTGGCAACCCTCCATCATCACCTCCTCGGTCAGTCCCCGGAACTGGCACGCCTCGATAATCAGCCGCGCCGAATACCAAAGCTCAGAGACGAACTTTTTGTAATACTCCCGGCAGGTCACGTCGATTTCCTTGCTCACTGGCCGTTCAGTCGGTGCTCCGCCAAACTCCACGCAACCAACCGCAGGCGACCAGAGACGAGCGAAAGCCGACATGAGTGTGCCACGTCCGGTCGAATCAAAGAAAACATTCTCAGGCGGTATGCCTCGCTGTTCGCATTGAGCTTTGACGAATAGGGCAATCTGATCTTCTGGCATCTCTGGCAGGAGCGCACTGACTGGCACGAGGAAGGTTTCAATCAAAGCCAGGATTTCCTGTTCCTTACCGTCTTTATCCAAGCCAGTGCCAAATTGAAGTTCCCCGCCTACGCAACGGTCCCCGCCGACACGTCCGTAAGCCGCATCCAAAAAGAATATCTTGGTGCGCTTCTCGGACTTCCAAACTGGCGCTTCCATAGCCCCAAACTTCAGGCACATCTGGCGGGTGATGACGCGGCGTAATCCTTGCCCACGCGGCATCTTGCCCTCGTCCATCATCGTGAACTGAAGTGACTCCTTTCCGTAGAACGCAATATCGGCGTCGATCTGTTCCTGATTGATTAGCGGAATGCCAAGTTTGCCGTCCAGATTAGGTGAGTCGCTGCCGACAAGCTGCACGCAAATTCCTTCAGGGAATCGAATGGGCCAGAACTTGGTTTTTGGTCCTTGATCAATCCCGCCATCCCAGCCGCCTAAGTCAGCCGATGGCTCACAGATAATCCCAAGGGCATCGGTGGTTTCTTTGGGGTTGCCCAAGACGATTGCTTTAAAGTTTTTGTTTTTGTTCAGGTTTGACAGCGCATCGACGTAGGCTCTAGGCATGAATTGACCTTCATCGGCAATCAGCATGACGCGCTTATTTTTGCGTCCTGAAAAAGCGCCTATGCCGACATAATTGCCGCCCTTTTTGCAACTTACACCCACCATGCCATTGCGCATATCCCGGCCTTCTTCGCCTGTTTCTTCCCGATCATCCGTCACGAGCCTCTGACGTGATTCAATCAAATGTCCCGGCAAGTCCGGGTAAATTCTTCTCGCCGCTTTGTGGCCTGATTTAATTTCACCCCAAACACGATCTTCCAGCGTTTCCCGTTCCGTGCTGGTAACGATGATCGTTGTCTCGTGTGGCCAGATGTAATAGCACATGCGGGCGAAGTCTCCTGATTCATGCGTTTTGCCCGATGAAGCCGGTCCTATGACGCCAATGATTCGGTGCTCAATAAACTTTTGCAGAAGCAATTCGTTCCACCGATGCCAAACTTTGGCTGGATCGAGAATCTGCTGCAAGCGTTTGTGATGGTAGAAAAGGCTCTCGCCAGCGAAGTCCCCATTAGACTTTTTCCAGCGTCCGCCGCGCCGAATGCACTCCATTTCAATCTCGGCAGGATGCCAGTCGATAGGCCAATGCATCGAGTAAAGCAGCCGATACTTCTTGGAACGGTCTAAGGTGCTGGCCATCGGAGTAGCATATTGCTGTTGCGCTAGACCTTAGACTGACTTATTGATTCGTCAATGGCCAACGCCAACAACGGTCGAGCAACGCGCCTTGTAACTGGACAAATGGATTGGTCCGGGGGTGTTGATTCTGGCCGTCCTACTACCATCCAAAGCACGGTCAACCCCATCGGCATCAAGCCGAACATGTTGGCGTGGCTGATAAACGGCACTGTGCGCGGCGGCGGCATCCTGACCCGAACCGGCTTTGCCCCACGAGTCCAAGGCGCACCGTGGAGCGGCATCTACAACGGCGGCTACATCTACGATGCCAACGCATCCACTGCCTACGCCATACTGGCCATTGGCGGGAACATCTGGAAAGTGGACTTGGACACTTATGCCGTCACGAACCTTTCGGCTGCCTTCGGAAAGAGCCTGCCGCCATTGGAGCCGCTTTATCATTTCGTTCAGGGAGAACAATATCTTGTCATTCAAGCGGGTGATTTGGTGACGAATCCGCTGTTCTGGGATGGGACGACGCTGACCCAATCCAACGGCTATATTTCCAATGGGAACGCCAACAACCAGATACCGCCTGCTACGTCGATGGACTATTTCATGGGCCGTCTCTGGTATGCGCGGGATCGGAAGTACATCGCCGGTGACATTGTGGGTGGAACGCACGGAATCCTAGGCACAACCGAGAACCCATTGGCTTTTTCTGGTGACGGTTTAACCGTTCCAAGCAATGCGGGCGCAATTCGCATGATTGCCCATACCGCCGAACTGGACACGGCGCTTGGCCAGGGCCGATTGCTCATTGGGACACCCAAGGCCATCTACCGTTGCGATGTGCCGGTGACTCGTGACGATTGGAGTGATCCCGCTTTTGCCAATAAGCAGCCCTTGCAGACCGTGGCGCAGATTCGGTATGGGCCAGTCAGTGACCGCAGCGCCGTAGTGGTGAACGGCGATATGTTTTACCAGTCGCTTGAGCCGTCCATTCGCAGCCTCACGTATTCAATCCGATACTTTCAACAATGGGGCAATGTCCCCATTTCGCGTAATGAGAACCGAGCCTTGCGATTCAATGACAGGGCGCTTCTTCGGTACTCCAGTGGGATAGAATTCAATAACCGCCTCTTGCAGAGCGTTTTGCCGTACCAATCCCCGGTCGGTGTGGCTCATCGCGGCATTCTCCCACTGGACTTCGATTTAATCTCGTCGTTGGACGAAAAGCTTCCGCCTGCATGGGAAGGGTTGCTGGACGGATTGGACTTCCTGCAACTATTGGAAGGTGATTTTGGCGGGTTGCAGCGGGCCTTTGCCGTCTGCGTCTCGCGTAAGACAGGCGAGATTGAGCTTTGGGAGATCACGGACTCAGATCGCTTCGACGGCGGAAGCGCAGCCAATCGGATTCAGATGACCATTGAAACGCCAGCTTACACCTGGGGCAATCCGATGGCGCTCAAGGAACTTGAGTCGCTGGAACTTTGGTTTGATAAAATGTTGGGAGAGGTTTCCGTGGAAGTGTTTTACCGTCCTGACGAGTATCCCTGCTGGATATTCTGGAATCGGTTCACGGAATGCACGGCCAAGGATTGCAGCCAAGACCCGGATTTGCCGTCTTGTTACCCGGACAAGCCCTACTGCGAATCGTTCAAGGCTACGGCAGTTTTGCCAAAACCGCCTACGCCATGCATCAAGGTTAGCGGACGACCGGCGAATCGCGCTTACCAGTTCCAACTAAAAATTGTTGTGACCGGATGGGCCAGATTGAGAGGGCTTTTAGTTTATGGATTGTCCACTGAAAAGCCCCCTTTCGAGGGTTTAATTTGTTAGTTTAACGAAAGAAAAATTATGGCAGCAGCAACAGTTTACATTAGCGAGTCCAACGGAGCCGGTGAAGTAGTCACCGATAACATCAGCAACCTTAATTTCGGGAGCGTGGATCAGCCGAACATTGTGGCGGCGAACCATCCGATTATTCAGGGAGAATATGCCTATCGAAAATTTCTGCGTTTCAAAGTCGCTTCGCTTGGCACCAGCACCACTATCAAGGATTTACGTGTATGGAAAAGTGCCGGTGTATTTCTTACAGGAGAAAACATCATCGGTAGAAATATGCTCAGCACAGGGGCGGCTGTGCCTTATGCTACTCCAACGTCTGCTGCGCCTGTAGCGGGAGACGCGAATATTGCAACCAGCGACCCAGGAACCGCTGTTGTTGACATTGGCGGAAACTTGGCTGGAACAATCATTGCAGCCCCCGCTTACTCCGGTTATTTCAATTTGTTTGAATCAACAACCGCACTTACTCCGGTTGGTCCGGTGAACACCAAGACAATTACCCTACAGTATGACGAGACATAATTTTCGCCACGAAATATAGGTATTCCGCGAACAACTGCGATCCAATGTTTGATCCAACATGGACATTTGAGTTGGGCGATACAGCGCAACATGGCGCAGGACTGCTTTATCCCTCGCTATGGAATCTGCCTGACGCCGACATGTTCAGCGTTCGACTGAAGGGAACGCAGTTGGTTTGCAGGCCCAAGACCGGCGAAATAAGGCATAATTTTCAGCCGATTCTGTCCGTTTCTCCCGGAAAACTGATTTGGTTTAGGCGCGTCCAGATGGAATTGTCAACCAATGGAGTAGGCACGCCTAATAAACGATGCGTGTTTTACGGACTTGGCATTAAAAACCAGTCAGGACGATTCGGTTGCAGGCTTTACGAAGACGGGCGCGTTGAGCAAGGGATGGAACCGTGAGCGCCCAATCCTTCACGTTGTTATCGGACGCGACGATTGTTGCGCCCAAGACGTTCACGCTCGCCACTGATGCAACAATAGTTGCGCCCAAGACGTTCGACCTTGCAAGTGACGCCTACATTGTATCAGGAGAAACTGTTATCCTGCTATCCGATGCGGTCATTCGTTCCAATATAGTCCAACTAAATTTGACCAGCGATGCGGTCATTGTTCGATTCACGCCCCCGACTCCCCCTGCCATCGCTGCTAAGTTCCTCTGCAAAAATAGGATCAATGATTGTGCCTGCGACGATGATCCTGTGTCCAACTACAGCGCCGAAGGGCCGGATTTACAGTTATTCTGTGCGGTCGTGACTTACGAAGCGCCGCCACGGCTTGGCGTATGCGATGGCGGCAGCGGGTTCAGCGCCACAGAAGAATGTTGCTCTACAGTATCCTATCAGGACGCTTACTTGTGCGCTCTCCGCAAGGCTCAGGAAAAAATATGGAGCAAATGGCTGACTGGAACTTGCCCGCCTCCGGGTTGTCCACCGAACTGCGATTTGGGTTGTCCGCCGTTGTGCGCTCCGACGTGTCCGCCGTTCTGTCCACCTGATTGTCCGCCGCACTGCCCGATCAATCTCTACCTGAATACGTATCAGGTTTGCTCGGTGAATTGCGGTGACGGATCATCTTTCAGTTGGGCTGTGCCTTACGGAACAGTGGCCGCACTCAGTCAGGCAGAAGCGGATCAGCAAGCGCAAGTGTTGGCCTGCCAGTTGGCCAATCGGAACAAAATTTGTTTCACGACGGTTGATCTTCCTATTGGCCATGCTGGCGTTCCTTACAAAGATGATGCAGGAAATCCGGTTCAGATAAAAGCGAAAGGTGGCACGCCATTCATTTCACCAACTGACGTTGGTAATATCAATTTCCCAACAGAATGCACGGTGACTACACTGCCGTTCGGGACTCGCATTCCATACCATTACCAAGTGGTTTATGGGGCGCTTCCGACTGGATTGAGCTTCGATTGCTTTGGAGTTTTGGTTGGAACACCCACCACGAACGGAAATTATGATTTTACGGTGAAAATCACCGATGCCATAGGGGCCACGCAAACCAAGGATTACGAGATTGTGATAGGGTGTTCGCCTGATCCCATCAAATATCAAGACAGTGGTTACAAGTATTTCCAGATTCCATCCGATGGCGTGCCGACTACAGGCTGGCAAGATTTAGCCTTTGATGATTCCACGTGGAACACTGGCCAAGCTGCGTTCGGTAGCGGTGGGGCTTGTCCGTTGCAATCTACCGTAAAATCTATCTGGACGGTCAATAGTGACTTACTCGTGCGCCGGAAGGTGAAGATGCAAGCCGGAATGACCAATATCAAGTTCAAGGCGGCAGTCGATAATAAGATCGTCGAAGTCTGGTTCAATGGCACGCAGATTTCGGGTTCGATTCCTCACGATTTCTGCCCGCATTACGATGATATTAGCGTGAATGTTCCGGGAGGATTGGTCATTGCTGGAACAAACATCATTGCCGTGAGGGTTCGGGATACAGGGTTGGAAAGCTTTTTTGACATGGCTTTGAAAGCCGATTGCCCATGACCCTATGCTTGACAATCCGCGCCGTTGCCCCGATTGATTGGATTGAGTATGCCTAAAAATACCAGAGTTCACCGATGTGTGGATAAACTCAAAGCCAAAGGCGGCAAAGGCAATCCCTACGCCATTTGTCAGGCGAGCACCCACCAAAGTTTTGCAACGGGCAAACCGCTGGGCAAAAAGAAATCGCGCAAGCCGGATTACTACTCTTAACCCTGTGCCATCAAGATACAGACTCATAGATTGGCGAAACTCTCGCGGCCCAGCCACGGTCGGAGTCTGCCAAGGCAATGTCGCCGATTGCGCCAACATCGTGAACGCCGTCCAGCAGCGTTTAATTCTCGCCCGCGAGGCCGGGGACTCTGGCTGGTTCGGTGCCTGGGCCAAGATGGCTTTCACGGTCGATGCCAACGGGATTCTGGTTACGCCGCGCTACGTGGCTCGATTGGAACAAATCGCCGTCTGCAATCGAGCGATCAAGGTGCAGAATGCTTTCTTCGAGTTTTTGGATTATGGAATCGGCCTGCAACCTCAACCGGTCTGCAATTACCTCCAGGCCTACGAGCGTGATTCAGTGCCGACGTTTTCTGATTTGGTGCCGCCGAATAAGAAGGTGCGCGTTTACGTGACTGACGCCACGGATGTTGGCAAGCGCGTCCTGATTCAAGGCACAGACCAAAATGGAAATACGATCTATTCGCTCGATTCACTAGTGCAAATTACCGGAACTTTCGTAGCCTTGGATGCGCCGTTTGCTGATACCGACATGGTGATCAATTCGATCAGCGGGATTCAGAAGGACGTAACCAACGGCACGGTGAACTTTTTTGAAGTGGACACTGTTGCCGGAGTGGAACGGCTGATTCTTTCGATGGAACCGGGGGAGAAAGTGGCTTCATATAGAAAATACCTGATCAACGGAATTCCGAATCAATGCGGGTGCAATGGATGCGGCAATCCGTTCCTCGTGTCGGCTATGGTGAAACTGGAATTTATTCCGGTGGCAGTCGATACGGATTGGTTAGCCATCCCGAATCTGGAAGCGATAACCGAAGAAGCGCAAAGCATGAGATACTCGACAATGGACTCGCCGAGTGGTGCACAGTTGGCTGTCAAACATCATACTGACGCCATTCGGTTGCTTCAGGGCCAGCTTGTGCATTACCTTGGCAAGAATCGGCCTGCGATTTCATTTTACCCTTTCGGAAGTGCCAAACTTGAACGGCAACAGATTGGGTCGATGCTCTGATTTATGTATATCCCCGGCAATGATGCGTTTAATGCTTGGCAAAAGCAGCAGGAACAGAACGGCGGCATTCGCTCCATGATCGCCGGTTCGCCGATTGCCGGTCCAGGCCAAACGCAATCACAGTTGAACGTTATGCCGATCACGCCAGTTGCCCCAACTACTTCGACGCCCTACAGGACGATTGCAGACGATTGGATGAACCGTCCAACGGCGGCTGATAGCATTCTTGGAATCAATCGGATGCCTGCGACCCCTGCGCCAACGCCGACACTTCCGGGTGTCGGTTTGCCGCAAGGCTTTCCGGGCACGGCCGGAACAGGCAATGGCGACTTCTACGGCTCAGGCAACGCGCCTGCGTTGACTTCCGGCATAAATCGTTTGCTGGACCCAAACGATGCACAGGCCAATTACGATGTGACGATGCACGGCGCGGAGAACGCTGTTTTTCGCGGCGTGCCAGGAAGCGGCGTGGCGGCAGAAACCACCGGACGCTTGCGGCAGGCTGACATTGAGCGCCGTTTGGCGTTGGGCGCAGGTCTGGTCAATCAAGCTGGCCAGTTACAGCTTGGCCGCGATCAGCTTACTTTGGCCACAGCGATTCAGACCGGACAGCTTACTTTGGATCAAGCCCGACTGGAATTGCAGCGTCAGGTTCAGAACGGCCAACTGGACATTGAACGGGCGCGATTGGCGTTGCAATGGTATCAGCAGATTGCAGGCGGTGGTACTCGAGGCGGCGGCGGGGTTGGAGGCAATCAAGGCAATCGTGCTGGCGGTGGCGTAGCGCCGATTGCGCCTGAGACGGACCCTCGCACCGGAGCAGCTTTTCAATCGTGGCAGCCGTTGAAATATCCATCCTTTACGCCTCGCGGTGCATCCAGTGCCACGGCACCAGCGCCAATCGTTGCACCCGATAATTGGGATCAGATGACGCCACAAGAACAGTCTGATTATGCGGCACAGTACCGCAGCAATCAGGCCAATTATGGCGCTAATCCTTGGGCGAGTGATGAAGGGAATTGGGCGAACATCGGCGGAACATCTGGGCCAACATGGACAAATGAAAAAATCAACGAGTACATGGATGATCCATTCGCCAACACAATAAATTCCGGTTATTGGAAGTCTGAGTATGGCCCAACCGATGAAGGCTGGCCAGATTGGTATGACGAAGGTGGATAAGTATGCCTGAACTTCAAGATTACGAAGAAGCGCAAGCCTCCCCGGTTGATCTGGGGCCGGAAGTGCCAGACTTTGGTTCAGCCCCGCCGCCCCCGCCTGTAGCTGCGCCTGCGCCCCTTGGGCCGGTGGGACCGCAGTTGATTCGACCCCCTGTAGTGCAGACGATTAGTGCGCCTGCTGAAACCTTGCAATCGCCATCATTCCAAGCCCGGCGCGACAAGCAGGAACAGGACTTTTTAAAAGCCACGTACGAGCACGCGCAGAACATCGCCCAAGCCGTAAAAGATGTAGCTGCCGCCCGAACCATGTTGGGGATTATGCGAGTGCAACAGGATAAAGCCGCAGGGATGGACATGCGCGAGGCGAACTTGCGTAACATGGACTATTTCACCAATCCAGGGGATGCCCATTTTGCGCCGTCGTTCAATGCGTTACGAGCGCCGCCGTCAGCGCCATCGGTGCAAAATTTCTCGATGCCCGGATCGAAAGATAAGATTCCTGTTTTTATTACCAAAGACGAGAAGGGGCAAAGTCACGTGCAGTTTATTCCGAAAGGATCAATGCCGGGGGAGGATAAGGAAATCCTGCCCAAGATTATCGAACTGGAAGGCGAAAAGTATGTGGTCAATCCGAGCACGGGCCATTTTGAGCGAAAGGACAAAGGCAAGACGGTTGACCTGACGCCGATCCAGATGGCCACGGTGTTGAAGGAGCGAAAGAACATCGTTCTGGCTCAACTGAAGGAATTGGACAAGGTTTCCAGTCCATCGCAGGACGAGCAGGATGAACGGAAGGCACTCAATCAGGAGTTGGGCTATCTCAAGACCAAGTTTGACAAGATTGGGCAGGCTAAAGGAATACCCGCGACACCGCCGCCAACAGGAAGAACTTCGATGGGTGTTCCGCCAAAAGCAGTACAGTCGTTGACTCGCGAGAGCGCCGCTGCCTTCTTGAAACAGGCGGGCGGGGACAAAGAAAAAGCTCGCCAGTTGGCCCGTCAGGCTGGATTTTCATTTTAATGCCGGATGTATTCGACACGCTTGATGAACCGAAGACGGACGTTTTTGACGAGATAGCGCCGTCGAAAGGCGATTTGTTCGATCAAGTTGCCGAACCCACCGAAACCGAGAAAGCCGCCGCGTCTCTGGCGGATACGCGCAAACTGATTCGGGACACAACCGAGCTTCAGCAGGAACAAGCCCGCAAAGAAGCAGATCGCGCCACGAGCGTTTACGGACTGGCCAACGCGGGCGCAACCGCTCTGGACGTTCTTTCTCGGACACGCCCCGATCTGCTCGTCAAGTCCGCCCGCGATCTGGCGCAGCTTGGCACACGCAAGCTGTTGGACCTGATACTGGGAATGCCAGAGACGCCGCCCAATGCTGTCACTCCCAGAGTGTTGCCGCCTGAACTAGTGCGCTCTGGACGAGAGGCGTTGAATAACATCCTTCCGACGCCACAACTGCCCGACAACATCAACGCCAAGCCTAACCCGATTGACGAAGCCACGGGCCGCGTGGTCGATGAATTTATCAGCGGCATGGCTGAACCGGAGAACGCAATGGCCCTGGGGCCAGTGACACGCTATCCGGCATTGGCGCGACCGTTGTTCCAGTTGCCGATGATCGCGGAGATTCCGCAGGCCACAGAGGAATTGATCAATGCGCAAACACCGGCTGAACGGGCGGCAGCAGGATTGAAGCTTGGAGCGCAAGTGGCGATGCCTGCTTTGATTGAACGCGGATTACGAACGCCGCCCCGGATGCCAGCGGAAGCGCCAGCCAATGCGCCAAGAGCAATTCCGTTTCCGCCAGAGGCAACTGGACAGGACATTTTGGCGGCGAAAGCCCGCGCCGATTACATCGCCGAACAAAAGGCCGCGCTCGAAGCGCCTGCGGTGAGCGAACCGAACAAGCCAACGGTGGCTGCAACGGTGGCTGCACCTGCACCTGTTTATCATTATGAAAATCCTGAGTCGCAAGCGTGGTGGGAAAAACTGGATGCTCTAAATCAGGAAGTTCAATCAAAAGCAGGTACTCCAGAAATGAGGGAGGCGCGTCAAAGACGCGAAGCGCACAACGATCTAGCCTACTCGCCAGAAGGCAGAGCGAAACGTCTGGCAGCAAAACGGATCGAAGCCTATAATCCTCTCTCAGCAGTCAACGTGAGCGACTCCCCTTGGAGCACATCCATCGGATCAACTGACATTGAGGGCTGGAAATTCACAGGGGAAAGCGGAATCTCCGAAGATGGCAGGGCATGGCGGAGAGTTGAATCCCCTGATGGCAAAAAGAGAGGGGTTGTTTTCAGCGACACCCTTCATCCCTTGGAAGAAGCTCAACTTACAAAAAATACCGGGACAAAATCTAAAGTGACCGAACCGACGCCGAGTGAGGCGAAAGCGCCGGAAGTGGTTCAACCTACGCCCGCGCCAAAAGTATTTCGAGACGCTGCGCACGCTCAAGAGGTTGTCGATTTGATTGAACCAATGGTGAAGGCGGGAACAGCCAAGCCAGCCAACCTTGAAAGGTTGCGCCAAGCCAAAGAATTTCTTGGGGTTACAGAGGAAGCCACGCCGGAAGTTTCAGCCGCAGATTCAGAAGCCATCGGACGGGCGCAAGGTGCGGTGGACTCGTATCAGCGCACAATCATAAACGCATTACAGGCGGAATTGGATGCAACTCCTAAATCGAATAAAATCCACCGTTCAACACTTCAGGCTGCATTGAGAGAAAAGGCCGCTGCCATTGAAACGGCACGCGATTTGTTTCGTCAAAAACTGCCAGCGACCGAACTTGAGGAAAGAGTAAAGGGCTTACTCATCGGTCAACGTGGCGACATGCCGGAACTGAAGTACAGCAAACGAATTGAACCCACCCCGCCAGCGGAAGCCAAACCGGCGGAAGAAGCGGCGGTTGAACCAGAGTTTGAAGTTCCGAAAGATATAACTAAAGCTGTTGTTGCCAAAGGAACTAAGTTTGTAATTGGGGATAACCTGTTTGAATTTACTGGTAAAGTTGACGCTAACGGGAGGCATGAGTTCTGGCAGCTTGATAAGCGTGGAAAACCTAAACGCTACGCTGGTAGAACATTTACGCAGGATTTTCCGCAGCATCAAGTCGTTCAAATGGTTGGTGATGAAAGGTTTTCGCCAATAAATCCACCAACCGAACAACCCGCCCCCGCCGCCAAAGCTCAGGGGGAAACGCCGAAGTTCACAATGACTTTCGAGCAGTTCAAAAGTGCGCCACGAGAAGGCGTTTTGCTTGATGAACTGCGCAAGCTCCCGCGAGAACCGAAAACGCCAGAGCAAATAGCAGCCGAAGAAAGAGACACCAAAGCGACCGAAGCCATAGAAAAGGCAGGGCTATCATGGATTTACGACCGATCAAGCAACGATCCTGGAACCCGCAGCAATATCGAAGCGAACATTCGCCGATTATCAAAGGCTAAAAAGAAAATCATTGATGAATATGAAGCGGCGTTGAATGCCAAAATAAAGGCAGGCAACAAAGGCGAAGAAGGACAGCGAAGGCTTTATGACAAGCTGGTTGAGAAGGGTGTGATACAACCCCCGCCCGAACCGCCGAAAGCGGGGGCGGAAGGGGAAATCATCGGCATGGGCGGCGCGGTGCCGAGTGAGTTTGAAAACAGCCCAAGGACGGCCACAGGCATCAAGAACGCCACCGTCGATCAGGAACGCGCCACACGCGGTTTGCCGCCTGCCATTCAGCCGTTGCGTAAAGACTTCGGAACCGTCTGGGACCGAGCAATGGCCGCGATTGATCGCGATCCGCAGGTCCAAGACCGCCTGATTGAATCACTGCGCGATCATCCTCGCGCCATCACCGATGAGGAAGACGCGCTATTGCTCCACCGGCAAGTGGACCTGCAAAACGAATATGGCAAAGCCACACGCGATTTGGCTCAAGCCCACGATGACGGACGCACTGAAGATGTTGCACGGGAAAAGCTACGCACTGCCGCTCTGAGCGATCAACTCCTGGACCTCTACAACATCAACAAGAAAGCCGGAACCGAAACCGCTCGCGGCCTTGCTGCCCGCAAGATGATGGCTTACGAGGATTTCACGCTGGCCAAGATGGAATTGGAACGCCGCGCCGTTCGCGGAGGCGCACAACTGAGCGATGCGGAACGCGGCGAGATCGTCCGATTGCAAAAGCAAATCGAGGATAGCCAGAAAGCTTTTGATGAATACAAGCAGCAACAGGACCAGCGAACCGCCGAACTGGAAACGCGGGCCGTAGTTGCCGAGATGGGCAAGCAAGCCGCCGAACGCCGGTTAACTGCGCCAGTGCTGGCCGCCGCCGAACGAGTTGTCAAAACGCTCCACACCCGCGCCGATGCGGCCAGGGTGCGCCTGAAGGAACGCTTGAAACGCACGTCAGCAGGCATCGATCCGACTATCCTGCTAGACGTGGCGGAAATCGGAGCCGAACACTTGGCCAATGTCGGATATGACTTCGCCAAATGGTCTGCCAAGATGGTTGAAGACGTGGGCGATTGGGTGCAGGAACATTTGCCCAAGATTTGGGAAGCGAGCCAAAAGGTTGTCGATAATCTGGACCTGAACGCCACGATCAAAGCGCAGATAAAGCGCGGCGTACCGCCTACGGTCGAAGAAGTAAAAACCCGTATCAGCCAGAAGATGAAAGACGGTGCGTTGGATGCCGTGACAAGCGACGTGCAAAAGTTGGTGCGCCGATTTGCTGAGGAAGGCGTAAAGGACATGAACACCATGATCGATAAGGTCTGGGACGTGTTGAAAGGCGTGGACCCGGAGATTACGCGCCGGGAAGCGATGGACGCCATCAGCGGTTACGGCAAATTCAAGCAGCTTACCAAGGACGAAATCAGCGTGCGGGTGCGGGACTTGAAAGGCCAGATGCAGCAGGTTGCCAAACTGGAAGACATGCAGGCAGGGCAAGCGCCAGCCAAGACTGGCATTGAACGCCGCACGCCAAGCGATGAGGAACGAAGGCTGATTAAGCAGGTGAATGAAGCGAAGAAGAAAGGAGGATTCGTTGTCACCGATCCAACCCGTCAACTGGCCTCTGCGCTCACCGCTCGCAAGACGTACTACCGGAACCGATTGTCGGATTTGAAGCAGGAGATTGCCACGCGAGAAAAGGTGGTCAAGCAATCCACGCCCCAGCCCACTGATGCGCAACTGGAAGCGTTGAAGGCGGAATACAAGCAGGTCTTGGAAGAACACGAGCAGGTGTTTCCTAAGCAGGCGCAACCACTCACCGAAGAGCAACGGATCGCGGCGGCGAGTCGTGGACTGGACCGCGAGATTGCCGATCTGGAAAAGCAGATTGGCAGCGGAAACGTGATGTCGAAAGCAGGCAAGCCCAAGGTGACTTCGCCAGCCCTTGAAGCGAAACGCGCTCAACTGGAAGCTTTGCGAGAACAGCGCAACGAACTGCGCGATCTGAATCAGGAATTTCAGCAGCAAAAAGCCACGAAAGCCTTGGAGCAACAACAACGCGCATTGCAGGAAAACATCGCCGAGAAGGAACGTAAGCTGCGCGAAGGGGATACCGCTCCGCAGGGCCAGCCGGTGAATCGTCCTGCTTCGCCTGAACTGGAAGCGTTGAAGCAGCAACGAGACGCGCTCAATAAACAGTTGGCCGAAGCGCGAAAGAAACCGGAAGGCGTGCGACTGGCTGAACAGTTGGCCAAGCGCGTTGAGGCAATGAACAAAGCCATTGCCGAGAAGGAAGCCAAGATTGCCTCCGGCAATGTTGCGCCTTCCTCGCGGGCCATGAATCGACCATTGGCGTCGCCGGAACTGGAAACCGCTCGCCAGAAGTTGGATGCGCTCAATAAGCAAATCGCCGAGATGCGCAAGAGCACCAAAACGCCAGAGGAACGTGCCTTGCAAGCCTACAAAACCAGACTTGCGACGGCTTACGCCGAACTCACCGCCAAGCTGGCCGCGAAAGACTACACAACCAAGCCACGCCGAAAGCTCGAACTGGACCCGGAAGCGATGCGCCTGAAGGCTCGCAATGAGCGGCTGAAAGACCAATGGCTACAGGAGCAAGCCGCCGAACGGATGAAAAACAGAACGTGGTGGGAAAAGGTTTTCGATTGGGGCGCACTCTATCGCCGCGCCGGGGTGCTTAGTTCACCAACCGTTGTTCCTAAACTGATTTCGGCAGGATTGCAAAGACTGGGCGGATTGCCGTTGGAAGATTTGGCAGGAGCAGGTTTGCGCCGAATCCCCGGTATCTCGGAAGTAGCGAAACGCGCACCATTGGAAGGCGGCGGATTGAATCTTAAATCCGAAGTGACCGGATGGAAGAACGCTTTCACGACCGGGATGAAAGACGCCTATCAGGTGCTCAAGACCGGCAAGAGCGATCTGGATGTGCTCTACGGCCACGGCGGCGAAAGCTACACCGGAGAATCGGAAGTGGGCGGACGTTTGCTGACGTTCTTTGGCCGTCTCCACGGGATGCTGAAAGCGCCAGTCAAACGGGCCGTGTTTGAACGGAGCGTGCAACGCCTGGGCGATTACTACGCCAAGAACAAACTGGACCTGACAGACGATTTGCTTCGGACTCGGATCGGCGTGGAAGCATATCAAGCCGCCAATCGAGCTATCTTCCTGCAAGATAATTTCGTGGCGTCCAAAGTGAGCCAATTCCTATCCGAGAAAGCATCCAAGGAAACCGGCCATGCCACGCTTGGCAGCAAGATTTGGGCAACCGCAGGCCGGATTGCATTGCCGATTGTGAAGGTGCCAACAAACATCGTTGCCGAGACGTTGCAATATGCCGCTGGCCTGGGTTCAGGTGGAACGCGGCTCGCCGTGGCACTGGCGAAAGGCGTGGATAAGCTGACGCCAGAACAGAGCGATTTGATTATGCGGGAACTAAAGAAGGGTTCCATCGGTTTCGCTGTGCTGGCCCTTGGCTACTTCAACGCCGATGCGATTGGCGGTTACTATCAGCCGGGACAGAAGCGCAAACAAGGTGACGTGAAAGCGGGAAGGATTCGGGTTTATGGGGCGGACATACCAAGCTGGCTCTTGCATAATCCGCTATTGGAAACTTTGCAGATGGGGGCCACAATTCGCCGTGTAGCGGATTCCAAGCTACGCGGACAGCATGACCCACAGGGGGTTGGCGCGGGAATGTTGGCCGGGGCGTTGGGTGTGGTGGAAGAAGCGCCTTTCGTGCGGGAGATGGTCGAACTCGACAAGCTGCACGACCCGGAGAAGCGCGGCCAATTCTTGAACGAACAGGCCAAGTCGATTCTGATTCCGTCATTGGTTCAACGAACGGCGGAATGGATGGACAACGGAGTTAAGCGCAAACCGCACACGATTGGGCAGACATTGGAAAGCGGGATTCCTGGACTGCGCGAGAACGTGCCGACGCGATAACTTCACCGCTCTCTGGGCGCGGCGGGCGCGGAAGTGAACGCAGCGACGGGATTCCCACCCGCGAGTCCGTTCCTTCGTTTGGTTGACAATAACCAATGCCGTACTAGGACTTTATCTTGCCTTCAGGCTTGAAATAGGCTCGCCCACGCTGCTAAAATTTTCCGAATATCATATCCGCTAAGTCGTTTACCCTGCACAAAATGTAAATCAAGGCTCGGCAACATAACCAAAAACAAGAGCACGCCAGCGGAACTGTGATGCCAAAACCAATAGCGCGTTCCCACCATTTGAGAGTTGGATTTTTATCCACGTCTTTTATTCTCCAGATTCATGGCTGTCCCAAACAGGACTAAAATTGGAATTAGCCTCCAATCAACCCAAAATGCCAAACTGAAAGTGGCGGTGTAGAACAGTGCTATAAAGGCGAGACGCTTCATGTCCTGTTTGCCCTCCTTAGTAAAGATAGAATTTCCCACAACTGCGACATGGCATGGTCACACATATATCGATCATCAACCTGTTTCTGCGCAACCATTTTATCAATTATGCCGTAAACGTTATCAATCGACGGCAACGGACGAACCTGTTTACGTTCCGGGATTACCTTGTTTTCATAAATATCCCCGAAGGTGTCGTAGGCTTCAATATGCTGAACAAACAGCATTCGCTCATCCTTCATATTTGTCACCTGACAATGATTGTGCTCCGCGATGAACTTCGCGTCTTCTGCTGAGAATGCGCGAATGAAAATGACGCGTGTATTTCCGGTTCCTTGCTCGAATAAAGTGATCTGATAAGTCTTCATATGGTTATGTATTCAAAAATCGGAACCATTTCCATTTCGTCTGGAAGTTGGAATACAGCCGTGTAATGGTCTTCTCCATTGGTTTTTATTTCCAAAAGTTTGGCTTCCATTGGAATTCCTTTTTTACATCGGAAGCTTCGGTCATTTTGTTCCTTGAAAAGAGATTCAAAAAACTCATCTGTGATTTTTACTTTGATGAGAGTTCCCATTATTTTGGACTGCTTTTGATTACCTTCCTGCTTTGAACCCATTTCCGAGCCTTGTGCCGCCGCTTAACAACGTAGCCTTTGGCATGGTATTTCTTCGACATTTTACGCTGGTAAGCGATGGTTTCCGATTTTTTAGGAGGATTAAACTTGTAGGTTCCTGGGGGAAGTAGTTCGCCTTTTCCGTCAAACGCCATAAGCTGCTTCCTGAGAATCCCGCTCGTGCTATAGCGAAGCCTATCCCCACTGCTGATTGAAAATGTGGTGTATCGCAATCCAACTCTGACGTTTGTTACGAATCCATGCGTCTGGTCCTTTGCCGCAACAGCGATAATGCAGCCGTCTTTGTCGCCGCGTTTACCGCGTCGGCAATGCTTTTCTGTGACAAGTATTTCAACAGGAGTTGTAGAGTCTTTAAGATTTTTCATGTCATTGGTGGATACGGGAATAATTCAATTTTGTAGTAAGCGTTGGTAAGCCAAGATGCAGCACACTTCGTAGAGCAAAAATGATGGTCTAAGCGAGGGAGCAATAACCCGCCTTTTGCGCTGTAAAGGTCACATGTTGAAGCAAGCAACACTAAAGGCGGTTCACCCTTGAAATCCTTCTCGCATTCATCACATTGGAATGTGTAAATTTCACCTGCACCCTCCCGAAACCACAAACGCAACCAGCGCCAGGACCATCCCTGCGATCATGGTGTAAATCCATTGTTGACGCTCTTGTGAGAGCTTCCAGCGGTCGAACGGAGATTGCTCTTGCGCTTTCGCTTCTTCAGCGGTTTTCCGTAAGGCTGGAACGTCCCACCCAAGTTGGGTCAATCGTTCTGCTTTTTCGGGGTCGTTCACTTGCTCAAGAATCCAATCGGCATCGAACTGCCTGCGTTGAGTTATCACGTCTTCACGCATCACCTTGCGCCAACGGCGAAGCAATTCAGGCGGGAAGTGTTTTTGCACGGGGATCATAATTAGTATTCCAAGGCCAAAAGCATCCAAGCTCCGGCCACGAGCAAAGTAAAAGCGACTATGATAATAGCGATCATACGCCCCCTGATCTTTCTATATCGTTAGCGTGTTCCGCCTTCCAGTCTTCAGCTAGATTGCGGCAGTCTTCGGCGGACAGTTCCGGTGTTTCTTCTGCAATCTCTTTGTCTTCTTCGTGCTTCACGGATAATAGCAGCGCACGATACGCCGCTTCCTCGGTGGGGCCGCTGCCGCCGTTGTTCGCGGCAGCGTCCGATGGGCAACGGGAGTTGCCGCACCAAACTATCGCGTACGGGCTTGGATTCTTATCGCTCTTTTCAGGAGCGAATTTCCATTGCAACGGATGCTCACATGACGGACACAAAAACTTGGACTTCATTCTGGTTTCCTTTCGTTCACCCGCGCCTCTGCCTGGGTGTCTAGTTGTTCTCGTTGTTTCCACAGTTCCGGCAACTCCGGGTGCGTCTGCGCGATCCAGCCGGAAATAATCTGCTCTGCCAGCGCGTCCACCGTCGCCGGGACGGCCAGCGCCTCGCCGACTTGCGATTGAGCGCGGACGATGCGGGTTAGCATCCAACGAGTCTGGTTCGTGATTGCTACGTTAGCTTCGCGCATGTAGTTCATGGTTTTTTGGTCGGAAACGGCGGGCCAGCCTGCGTCCAGTCTCTACCTGACCCGCCGTGCCGAGAGTGTTCAGAAGGGCACGGAGTCCGATTCATCAATGGCATCAGCCAGCTTTGTTCCCAACTTATCGCCGCTCATCGCCGCAATCGCCATCGCCCGCTTGTTCATTGAGCCAAGCAAAGCGTTCAACCGGTTCGGGTCCATCGGCTTCGCTCCACCACCGCCAGGAGCGTTCAGCCATTTGATTTTCAGCCTGCGCTTGCCCTCGTATTCCTCGAACTCGGTAGTAATCGAGCACGCCTTACCGGCCAGTGTGGTTTTGCCAGTGGCCAAGCTCGCCAGGTCGCCGTTGAATCCAAAGACTTCGGCCAGCCGTTTGATCGTGCCTTCAAAGGCGTTATTGGACAGCCAGCCTTGCCACACAGCGCCTTTGCCGACTTCGGTTCCTTCGCTCACGACAACAGGAATGCGGATAAATGGCGTGTCGTTTTTGCCCTGCTCGCCGATCCAGCCAGCCGTGGGTAATGTTACAGTGCAGTCGAAACTGCCTTCCTTGTTTAGGTATTCCATAGTTTTGTTTTCTAAAAAGTGAGCGCGGTAGAGAATTTCACTCTACACGATAGCTTAGTGGCTTAACAGGCTACTGCTATCCCATCCCGACTTAACCACGTCTGTCTTATTCCAGCACGCGCCCATAAATTATTTCTCTTTCGATTCTCCTGCTCTAGTTAGTTTGTCGCCGACTTTGATTGCGGTTGCGGTATGGCCCTTATCGTCCTGCAAAAAGAAGATTGTTGCTTCTGTGCCTTGTGCGGCCTTTGCTGCTTCGCCGACGCTCTTACTGAACGTGTTGAATTGAGTCTGCGGCGTTTGAATCTCGTAAAGCGCCCATTTCTTTTTGTTGGTGACGCCTTCCTTTAACACTACTGCGCCGATTGTGACGAACACTTGCTTCTCGCCAACCTCAGCGCCGGGAATCTGTTGGCTGTTCGCTTCCGCATACGCTTTCAACCTCGTCAAAAACCCCGCCATGTCCTTACGGATCGCCGCCAAGCTGTTTTCGCTGAGTCCAGTTAAATCCTCGTTCGGCATCAGCGCCGATGACGCTTCCCCGCCGTCCGGGGTGTGGCTGCGCAAGTAGGGAATGGCCCATCCTGCAATCTCAGCGCCGACTTGATCGTATAGCCACGAGATAAAGACCTTGAGCCGTTCGGCGTGGGGCTTGTCAGGGTTCTCCTGCTTCTTTTGCTTTGGCGGTTCTTCGGGTTGCGTCTGGGTCACAGGTTCAGCCTGAACATCAACAATCGTTTCAGGACCGCCAATCTCGCCCGGAGCATAGCACCCGCTCATCTTCGGCTCGAAGCCGATGGACTTCAAACCCGCCGTTATAACGCGAGAGCGAAGCATGGCCTTGGGGTATTTCTTCCAGTTGTCGCCGCCAAGCATCGCCCGTTTTGCATCGTCCATTGAAAAGGTTTCGATATGCGGATCACCGTTGGGATGCTTCAGCTTCAGCGTGGCCTTGGACTCCGTTAGCTCGGTGAACTCTGCCGTTCCGCCGTCACGCTTGAAAAGGGAAAGCTGCAAGTCGGCGGAAAGCTCAATCTTGCCCTTGATCATGTAAATCGAACGCAGTGCCAACATCGGCCCAATCCCAAGCTCCCGGCCTGAGAGGATGATAGCCACCGCTTGGCCTGGGGTCTTAATATGGTCCGGTAAAAAGCCAGTGGGGACAAGTTGCGATGCCAGTTGCATCAGCGCAGGAAGGTCCGCAACGTGAGTTGGCGGGACAACGGTTAGGTTTAGGTTTTCTTCGTTCATAGGTTCGCTTGTGATTTCAAATTGGCGGCTTGTTCGCGAGCTTGTTGTGCCAACAGCCGCAACCGTTCCGCGTTCGCCTCATAAGCCGCTGCCGCTTGCAAGAGCGCCCGATACTCCACGCGCAACGGAATTTTCACAATGTGTGGGCCGATCTCCTGATTGATTTCGCCTGACAGTTTGGCAACCTCGCCGTCCAGAATGCAGGAGGCGCACAGCGCAACCAGATCGCCGTTCGGCAATCGGTGGGTGTGCTCCGTCATTGCGCCACATCCGTTACAGCGGCGGTATCGGTCCTGCTTGGCGTAGATAGCCACGCGGCGATCGAAAGC